TTTTTCATTCATTGATTGTGGGGTCTGGCCTCCACCCTCAAAATAACTCCTCACATGAGAAATTAAATTAGGGTCTTCTCGCATAGCATCAAGAATCGGCATATAAGGTTCTATTTCGGCAAGTTTGCCATTTAACCTTTTAGCTTCTCTACTTGAATCACTATACCTTTTTTGTAAAGTATCTAATTCATTACTAGGTACTTCACTCTGAACTTCTACATTAGGGCTCGTCTGCGTGTTACGGCTTTGTTCCGAGGTTGTTTGCGAAGGTCTATCTAATATACCACCATTTACCTGATTATCTAATTCTTCAAAAAAATTATCAGATGTCATTCCCATGACGGCATCTTGTACGCTTTTACTTTCGGGGGCTTTATCAGCGTTACCTACTTGTTCTGACATACTATCTCCTATTTTAAGGTTGTATTAATTTAGCAAATAAAAATCATAAGATACAAGTCTTAAGATTTCTCGTTTTTACCTACATCTTCTTTTACTAATTTCATATCTGCTTTCATTTTGTCAAATTCAACTTTCAACATTCCTCTTAAGAGTTTTTGTTGAGCTTCAGTTTCCAAAACATCTTTTCTTACTTCCATTGACGCATCTCCAACTTTCATTTTAATTCCAGCTTGGACTAATTGTCTTTGTAATGTTTCTATTGCACCATCTTTATCTTTGACCATCTCTTGCATAGATTGTAACTGACTTTGCATTTGAGATACCATAGATTTTCTTTCCATAATTTTTTCTTTATTTCTAATGTCTGTTTCAGATAACATTGCTACATCATCTATAAGACCAGCTTGATACCATTTAAAATATTCTTCTAATAATGCCCATCTGTTTAATGGTAGGGTTGCACCGGCTATTATTCTAACATCAAATCTAGCAGATGCATAATCTTTATATTTTCCTATTGCTTTTCCATAATCATTATAAAGACTAACATTAATTCGTACTTCTTTTTCTTCTTGAGCGTTTCCAGCATTTGGTTGAACTATCCTAAATACTTTTTCAATATTATAATGTTTTTGTGCCATCATTTGAAAGACTTTACCTACATGCTCTAATGAAGGTTCTACGATACTATTCATCCAAGCTTTTAATCTCCTTGTTCCAAACTCATCATTAGCAAGTAACCCTCTATATGTTTCAGCTTGGTCTTGAGAAAATCCCATCATTGCAGAAGGAACTCCACTTATGTATTCTGCATCTGTTTTACCTTGTTGCACAACTGTAAAAAATGCATTATTAATAGGAGCTGGTTGAATTGGAGTAGGAGGTTTAAAACCCGGTCTGTATTTTAACAATGCTCCCGGAGAAGAAGAGTATTTTTCCCATTCATCTTCAGGTACGGAACCCTCTTCATACATCCATCTAAGATTAGAGGATAAGTTTGCATTGTGTAGCATTATTTGGTGTGCTTTATTTATTTCTTGTTGTTTACCTATTAATGGAGTAACTGCACTTAATGGAAAAGGACTTCCTGTATACATATAAGGAATAGGAATTATTGGATATTCACTAATAGGTATTATTTGTTCAAATAAAAAAGTATCATCACCTGCACTACAAGTTTTAACAATTCTATTTTCATAAAATTCTATAGAATCTATTATGTTCTTTTTAAATTCTTCATCTTGTTCAAATTGTTTATATTGGGATTCTGACAATACTTGCTCTTTAACAATAGTAGCTTCTTCTCTTGCTTGAGATATAAGTTCCATTTCTTTTTCTCTAATACCTTGAGCAGCCATTTTTTGAGAATTTTCTACCATTAATTTTGCTCTTTCAGGAATTATTTCACCTTCTTGAACTTGTCTTTCTATTTGTAATTGTTTTTCAATAACTTGAACTTCTATTTCTTGTTTAAATGTTTCTAATTGTTGCTGAACTTCTTGTTTTAACATTATTAATTCAGATTCAGAGGGTTCTATTTTTATATATACGTTTCTGTATTTAAATTTTTTCTTAGAGTATGTTTCATAGTAAGGGACTATATCATCGTCTTCAGATTCAGCATTAACTCCACTTGTAATGTCTTCTCTTTGAATTGTGTCTGTAAAACTTGCATCTCTTTGAGAATAAGATATTACATCTGTGCCTCTAGTTACTTTTTTTATTTTTGTTTCATATTCTGGGAATAAATTAATAAGTCTGGATCTAGATATATTTTTTCTTATTTGAATAAAGTTTGCATCTCTATATAAAAAATCTTGACTAGAAGGGTCTACATATACATCATAAGGATTTATTCTATTAAACCTTACTTCTCCCATTCCTCTATCTGCATCTTTGTCAATATCTATTAAAAAGTAACCCACACCTTTAGTTAATGAATCTAAAGCTATTTGACTATAGAGAGATTTACCATTAGATAAGTACCAACAATAATCTGCTATATCGGAATGGACTTGAGCAACGTCTACGTCATCACCAGTTGCCCCTACAGCTTTCCACTTAGGACTATTTGCAGTAACAAAGTATTTCATTATTTCTATAATAGGAGTTATTCTATTAATAGTAAATGTAGGCATACCAGATTCTTCTAGCATTGTCATTTCTTCTTTAGTCAATTGTTCATTAAGATAAAAATCATATCCTTTTTGACTAGTGGTTTGCCATCTTTGTCTATGAGAGTTATTTGCTTTATCCCATATTTGCTTATTTACTTGTGCTTTATTTTTTTTAGTTACTCTTGCCATTGTTAATCCCTTATCTCTACATGAACTAAGTCATCAAATTTGTTATCATTTATATCTCCATCGGAATCCCAATCGCCACCCCAACGAATTTTTAATTCCATAGATTGACCAATACCTCTTAACATTCCACCCATATAGTGAAACATTTCTCTGTCTTCCCAATTTATCGGGTAAGGAGCGAGATCAACAGCTTTTCCTGTTATGTGTTTGGAATACTTTGTTTTAGTTTTCCCTTGTGCTAATAATTGCTCTTGCCGCTCCTTACTCCGCACACCTTCTATAATGGTTACATCCATTATTTTAATTAATTCATTAAGAACTTTTACTAAATTAGAATCTACACCCTTTAATCTTTCTTTGCTTTTTTTCCCAAATCTATACATGAATAATCCCTATGATATTAACCAACTTTTTGCTTTTCTTTTTGGTTTAAACCAACCTTTCTTTTTTTTATCTTTTTTCATGTTTGGTGGAAAAGCATGAATTTGTGCGTAATAAAGGCTCTCAATTGTGTCATCGTGAGCCATCTTAGGGCCGAAAGTAAGGATTTCGTTGATTAAATCAAACATATTTTTCTTTAAATATACAGTTCCTGTACTAAAACGTGCAGAAAGACCAGAATAGATTCTATTTCGTTTTTGAGTTCCTCCCGGTTTTTCAGGAATAACAGATATATTAAATTTATTTAATCTTCTTCTTTCATCGTTTAATGCTTGGAATATACTTCTATTCATAGCAACATCTTCTACAGTTGAAGAACTACAATTATACTTTTCATGTAATTCTAATATTAAATCTACTACACCTTTCTTTCCTAATATTTCTCCTGTGTCTGGATTTTTAGATCCAATAGTAGGAATACTTCTATGCCTTTCATATTCCAATACATATAAATTATTATTTCCATCAATTGCAATAACAGTTATTACACTATAATCAGAATGTTTTGTATCAATATCTGTAGCAGGATCGCAACCTATAAATGTATTAACTGGGATTTCTTCATTATCTTTTATTAAAAAATTAACACCATCTTCGTGTTTAAAGTATCCTTCCCAATATCGTATATGTTCTCTTCTCCATATAGCATCTTCTTTTGATTGAACTTCCATCATGTACTCTTGATAAAATTTTTGAGGTTGTCCAGAATCTGCATAGAATTTTTTCTTTTCTTCTATCTTTGATAATGGAAACCATCCTTCCCATAATGGAGTAGTTTCGTCTAATAAAGCCTTATATGTAATTACTTTCCAAGCAAAAGATTTATTTTCTTTTTTTGCTTTAGCGTGTTTATTTATTAAATGATTTATAAAAGAATCATAATGGACTGGAGTACCATTAACTCTCAGTCTTCCTGTATGTGGTTCAATAGCAGGATAAACAACTGCAGTAACTAAGTTTGCATTTTTATCTCTAGCTTCTTTTGTTATTGTATTGTTTTCATGTTCAAAATCATCAAGAACAATAAGGTCGTATCTTTTATGTAACTTTGCTCCACCACGAATACCTGCTACATTAGATTTACTTATAAGCTTACATCCGTTTACTAATTCTATATCTTCTTCCGTCCATTTTTTTCCTTTCATTGGCCCGAAATAATATCGTATAGAATCATTATTTTCTAAGTGGTATTTAATATAATCCATGTTACCTACACTTAATTTTTGTGTAGCGGATACCCAAGCATAAAATAAAAAGTTTTCTTTACTTGCAAATACAAAGTCTTTTATAATAGATGCTTTTGTAAGAACTGTTTTACCATGACCTCTTGGAACTATAATTGCAGTTTGTTTTACTTCTTTATCATCTATTGCATCAGATATTTCATAATGAAAAAATGGAGTTTCAGACCTCATAAAATCATCTGGTAAAAATAATTTACCAAAAGAGATAAGGTCTTTATACGCTAATTGTAAGGCTTCTTCAGCTTTGTTTATGTTCTGACTGTTGATATTTGCCATCTAGGTGGTCTTTGAATTTATCTTCTAGTTTTTCCATTTCTATAAAATCATTAAATAATGTTTCAGTAACCCTAAGTCTTTCTGTAACAAAACTTAATTGTTGATATATACTTTTTATAGATCTTCTTAAATCATGTTTAGTAATTGTATTTTTTTTCTTCATGCCTGCTCCTTTATTTTTTCAGGGATGTCTAACATTCTTATAATTTTTTGCATTCGTTTAATATTATAGTATGTAGTAGAAGTCATATTGTACAATATAAAATCTTGAGAAATCATCTTATCTAATTCTTTTAAATAGATAATAGCTTCATCTAATTCTAATTCGTTAGGTACATCGTCTATAGGTTTTAATTCTCCCAACACTCGACTCCTTTCTCTGAGAACTCCATAGTAACCCATCCAGTTCTTGCCAAAGGATAAAAAGAATATCTAGCGTAATCAGCATATTTAAGAAATGATCCACCTCTTATGTACCATTTTTTTCTTTCTTCTTCTTGATCATCTTTACTAACAACAAAACTATGCATAGGTTTTACATATAATTGATGATTGTGTCCTAAGAAAAATACATCTCCTTCACTATATACTGAAGCCATTTTATCTAATTCCATATCCCCATTTTTTCCCCCACCTTTACCATGACCACTAACTAATTTATATTCTTTATCTTTAATGGTTATTTTAGTATATCCGGGCATTCTAAAGTAAGGAACTTCCATTGCTTCAGCAAGGACTTTACATACATCAAAGTTTAGTATATTAAATGATCTAATATAATCGTGGTTTCCTCCTCGAATAAATAAACACTTGTCTTTAATTGGTTCTATTAATCTTATAAATTCTAAGTATTGTTCATCAGGTGGAATATCTTGTCCGTCTTGACTAATTTTATAATTAGGTGGAATTAATTCTAGTAAATCTCCATTACCAAACCATCTTGCATCTTTATCCTCTGCAATCATTTGTACAGCTCGATGAAACTTCTCACTATCAAACTCTACTGCTCCTACATGGACATCAGTTAATCCATGAACTCGTAATGTCTTTTTACTTTTAACACTTAATACATCCCCGGGTTCTACATCTCTATTATTAGCATATGGAGTGTTTTCTAATACTTCGTATGTTATTGAAAAATTTTTCTTACAACTATTGCAAACATATTGTTGTTTAGGTTTATCTCCTTTCATGTGACTTTTACTGCCTAATTTAATTGTACCATTTTTTTTAGTATGAGCAGATTTGCAATAAGGGCATATCATTTGGATTCTCCTTCGATTTGTTTTTGATCTCTAGATGCACCTTCTAATTGTTCTTGTGAGAACCCTTGGAATACACCCATTAGACCTACCTCTTTTTGTTTTATATTATTGTTTGATGTTCCTACTATTTTACCTAATTCTTTTGCAGATTGTAAAATTATATTATCATCTTCACTATAATCAGCAAGATGTTTTAATTTACCTAATATATATTCGTGGTCTATCCCTAAACCTTTTGCAACGTCAAGCACTGATTTTTGTATTTCTTCCATTACTCTTTCCTGTTTTAATAATATAGTCGCTTTCTTTCTAGCTTTTTGATTAGACTCTTCTTTAAAAGCATTTTTATATGCATCTAAAGCACCCATACCTACAACAACATTTGTAGCAAAGTCTTTTTCTTTATTGGTGATTTTAGTTCTTTTATGTACTCTTTCGGAAGTATTTTTTATAGTCTTAGAAAATGTGTATCTATTAGGGTGACTAGAAAAGTCTGTATCCATTTTTGTAGATTTTTTATTAATAAAACTACCTACGACAGTCCGTACCCAACCGTCTGCATATTTATAATTTTTTGTATCTGAATGATGACTTACCATTTTTTTAACTTTTAATAATTGTACAATTCTATCATCGTCACTATACACCCAACTATTTTCGTCTGCTTTTCTCCAATCGGGATGCACAACTGTATTAGGATGATCTTTTTTAAACTCTTCTAAATCATCATATACAAAGTGTTTTATGTTTTTTATTCTTCTGTTTTCCATATTAATTTGTCTGTTAATACTAGCACTTGTTCTGATAGACCATCAATTAAATCGCTTATTTCTTCAGGTATTAAATAAATTTTATCATCTACTTCAATAGCAACTAATTTATTAGTTAAACTACTTAGTATGTCTTGTTGTTTTTTAAGAGGCAGATTTGCTATACTTTCTATCAGGTTTGCCATTTACTTTCTTTTTATGTATTATTTTTAATATAGACGTAGCGGTATATATCATACCATCTAATATTTCTTCTAAAGCTTCTATTTCCCAAACCCTACCATCAAAAGGATTAAGTTCTTCATTGTATTCTCGTTTTCCTTTCTCAAGTCTTTCTTTTAATAACTCTATTATCTCTTTATTCATATATACCTTTATTTTCCCTTGCCCAACCACCCACTAAGTTAAATGATAGGTCAATACCAATACAAGTACAAACCCCAGTTATTTACTAAAAAAATTGTAGGATTTTGATA